GAATATGTCGGTGTAATAAAGATAAAGGTCTAGCCCCATAAGGTCATAAATAGTTGCTTCGCTTCCCACCCCTAGTTCTGCCCGCCCTCTGTCGTTGTACTCGCTAGGCATTTCCTGCCATTCCTGCACAATCTTGTTGTAATAAACAGGGAGGTAACCCTCTACCCATTCCCCGCTATTATCGCGTATATCTTCTAAGGTTTCCCCTTGTTCCTTGATTGCATTAGTAAACTCTGCTTTCATTGCTTCCTTGATTTGGTGACTCATTGCCCTGCCTCCTGTCTAAATCGGGCGGTGTTGCCCTTGTGCCCCCGTCGGATTGTGAACCCGTACCCGCTAGGCGGGGGCTATGTTGCTTAGTTGAAGACTTTAGACCATTGCCCGTCGATTGACTTGATTATTTCTATTAGTTCTTTAGTCTCCCACATTTCGCCATTGCTTGACTTGATACCGTAGATATTGCCGTTCTGTGTAATTTCGTAGCCTCTATAAGTGAATGTGTACATCTGGTTCATCTCCCTGTCTAGTTGTGGTTTACCTTACATAAAGAACATTACAGGCTCACTTAGCCCTTGTCAAGCCCTATCGGTGTGATTTACATCACATTGTCGGAACCTGTGCGCCTGTAGGCTTATGTCTATTTGTCGACAATTACGGGGGGGATATATCCTATAGGATTATGTAGGGAAAGCGTAGGGGGATAGTACGGTAAGGATTATATATCCTATATCCAATATCCTATAGGATTTTCATTTATCGATTTATCTATTTATATATATGCCTCCCACAAGGGGGCAATATGTCCATATCACATAATGAGATTAGTAGTCATATAGATATGTCGACAATTGCAGTAAGTGTAATGATTTGACCCCAGGTTTGTTTATATTATGTTGAGTGTATATATATGTCTCACCCTAAAATTTTCTGTTATATATGCGCCCTGACCAGGGCTTTTATATATTAGCCCCCCTTATATAAAATATCTTTATAATAAGTGTTCGGTTTTGGCACTTCCAACGGGTTATCTTATATGTAATATAAAATAAGTTCTAGCGAACTTGCTTCGCTAGGGCTACGCAAGTTCTTATATATAATATATAAATATATATGAACTCAATGTCCTACCTGAGCATAGTTATGTCGTTTCCCAGAGGGCGTTATATGACCGTATTTGGGGGACAAATATATGGGTAGAAAACCTGGTATTCAGAATATTCCAAAGGGCGAAGCCCAAGAGAAAGTTCTTATCCAACTGAGCCAAGGCTCAACTATTACCGCTGCTATGGCAACCGTAGGGCGCAACGATGTAACCTTTCGTCAATGGTCAATGGCTAACCCTGACTTCAAACAGAGGGCAGATGAAGCCAGACTCCAAGGTAAGGGAATCAAGGCTGACCTAGCAGGACTCAAGGATATAGCCTTCCCCGACTTCTGTGAGCAGTTCTTAGACACAAAGTTATTTGACCATCACCTTGACTGGTATGACCTCATTGAGGGCAAAGAGCCAAGATGGATTCACCCAAGTATGACCTTTGAGCAAGGTGCCCTCAACCGTATCCTTATCAACGTTCCACCTGAGCACGCAAAGTCTACGGTTATCACAACCAACTATGTGGTTCACAAGATTGTTACTAATCCTAACTCCCGAGTTATTATTGTTTCAAAGACTCAGGGTATGGCACGCAAGTTCCTTGGTGCTATCAAGACAAGGCTTAGCCACCCAGCCTTTATCAAACTTCAGGTTGCTTTCGGACCTAATGGTGGTTTCAAGGCAGATGCAACACAATGGTCTGCCGATATGATTTATCTAGGAACAGGGCGAGACTCAGGTGAGAAAGACCCCACCGTCCAAGCCTTAGGTTTTGGTTCACAGATTTACGGCGCTCGCGCTGACCTAATTATCCTAGACGATGTTGTGATGAACTCAAATGCCCACGAGTGGGAGAAGCAAATCGAATGGCTTCAAAAAGAAGTTATCACACGTCTGGGGCGGCACGGAAAACTCGTTATCGTAGGAACCCGTGTCGCGCCCATTGACCTCTACAAAATGATTAGAGATGGTGGGCAATGGACTGGAGGCAAATCTCCATTCACTTACTTTGCTCAACCAGCAGTTTTAGAATTCGACGAAAAGCCTACTAATTGGAAAACGCTTTGGGCGAAGACCGATAAACAAGAAGGCGACATAGATGAGATTGGTGAAGATGGACTTTATCCGAAATGGGATGGACCCTCTCTCTTTACGCGCCGCTCTGAAGTTGCGCCATCTGTCTGGGCTATGGTCTACCAGCAAGAAGATGTCCAAGAAGACTCAATATTCTCTCCAACCTGTGTGGCTGGCTCAGTCAACGGAATGCGAAAAAGAGGACCTCTAAAGGCTGGCATCCCTGGACACCCTAAGCACACAGAGTCCACCTATACGGTTATAGGACTCGACCCTGCTATGGCAGGTGCAACTGGTGCCGTTGTCTGTACTTACAACAGAGCCGATGGAAAAATTTATGTTTTAGATTGTGTCAATATGACAGACCCAACTCCCGCCAAGATTCAAAATCTTATCGAAGACTGGGTTGAGAAGTACAAGCCACAAGAACTACGAATTGAAATCAACGCTCACCAGAAGGCTTACGCCCTCGATGATGACTTGAGAAACTATTTAGCATCTTATGGTTGCCAACTGAACTCACACTTTACTGGCAAGAATAAATGGGACACATCTTTTGGTGTGGCATCTATGGCAAGTTTGTTTGGAAGTACCAGAGATGGTCGCTTCCAAGATAACAATATTCTCGAACTTCCAAGCAATGAAGGTTCTGAAGGTCTCAAGACTTTGACACAAGAACTCATTACTTGGAAACCTGATACCAAGAACCCTACCGACTGTGTAATGGCTCTATGGTTTGCAGTTATTCGCATCAGAGAATTGATGCAGAAGTCAAGCAAGGTAGGGCAGTATCAAACAAACAGATGGGCGACTAGGGCACAACGCTCTGGACGTGGCTCACTCAATTTAGACGAAGCCTTTGCCGAACAATGGGCAGAGCAATACGGATAGGACGCTAATGGCATTATCAATGGAGCAGGTAGCAGCACGGGTACAAGCCCTTCGCTATCGCAATAACGAGCGCGACGCTCGCAACTTGGATGTCCTTGCTGTCCGTAAAGGCAAGATTGCAGAAGTATATCCAGATTTCTTTCCAGACGGAGTAGATGCAAATGTCGTTGCGAATTTTATTGACATTGTTGCCCGTGATTTATCCGAAGTTATGGCACCACTACCAGCCGTCAACTGCTCGGCAGCGAATCAAGTTAGTGACCGTGCTCGTACTTTCGCGGATAAAAGAACTCGCATTGCTTCTAATTATTTTCAACATTCTGACCTTGCGGTACAAATGTACTCGGGAGCAGACTGGTATATAACATACGGTTTCGTCCCTTTCATTATTGAATTAGACGAAGAATCAAAACTGCCACGTATCCGCGTAGAAAATCCAATAGGGGCTTACCCTGAATTTGACCGCTACGGACGTTGTGTGGCATTTGCAAAAAGATATATGATGACGCTAGGCGAATTGGTAACTCAGTTCCCTGAGTATGAGCGAGAGTTGCTAGGTGGCTACGGCTATAAGCAAGACCTCAATCACCAGGTTGAGATGATTCGCTATTATGACAAAGACCAATCACTTATCTATCTACCATCAAAAGATAATCTAGTTCTGTCCAAGGCTAATAACCCATTGGGCAAGATGATGGTTGTCATCGCACGTAAGCCATCTATTGATGGTGAACTACGTGGACAATTTGATGATGTTCTTGGTATCCAATTGCTTCGCAATCGTTTTGCATTGCTTGCAATGGAGGCAGCGGAGAAGAGCGTACAGGCTCCAATCGTACTTCCTCAAGATGTACAAGAACTACAACTTGGTGGAGATGCGGTTATCCGTACATCCAATCCTGCAGGTGTTCGCCGTGTAGAACTTTCACTTCCACAAGGTGCATTCACTGAACAGAATCTCCTCAATCAAGAACTACGAGTTGGCGCTCGTTATCCAGAAGGACGTACTGGAAATATCAATGCCTCAATCGTCACAGGACAAGGCGTGCAGGCACTTATGGGTGCATTTGATACACAAGTCAAATCAGCCCAAGCAATTTTTGCAGCAGCACTACGCGATGTAATCGGAATTTGTTTTGAAGTAGATGAAGTCATCTATCCAGAAGAGAAGACCATTCGTGGTGTTGACTCTGGTTCTCCTTACGAAGTTACATACAAGCCAACCAAAGACATCAAGGCTGATTACTCAGCCGATGTCCGCTATGGAATGCTTGCAGGACTAAACCCAGCACAGGGTCTTATCTTTATGCTACAAGCACTTGGTGGCAAACTCATCTCCCGTGATATGGCAATGCGTGAACTTCCCTTCACTGTCAATGTCACACAAGAACTTGAGAAGATTGAAATTGAAGATATGCGAGCAGCACTGCTCGGTTCACTCACTGCCTACACACAAGCAATTCCACAAATGGCTACACAAGGTCAGGATGCTTCAGAGGTAGTACGTAAGATTGCTGCGGTTATCAAGGCTCGTCAAAAGGGTCAAGCACTAGAAGACGCTATTGAAGCCACTTTCGCTCCGCAGCAGCAAGTTCCTCCTGCTGGGGCGATGCCAAATACAGTTGAGCAAACGTCCCCTGCTCCTGTGGCTCCTCCAGCAGGAGGCGCTATTGCTCCAGAACAAATGCCACCAGAGGCACAGGGACAAGTACAAATGCCTCAACCACAAGCACAACGACCTGACATACAAACATTGCTTTCAAGCCTTACTGCAAGCGGTAAAGGTGCTGCAAGCGTAAGAACAGTAAATCGTAGATAGGAAAATAAATGGCAGGGGACACTTTCAAATCAAAAATGGAAGAAGCCATATTACTTCTTGGACAAGAAGATGAAGATGGTGCAGACCAAATCTGTGTCAATTGGATTCTTATTAGTGAGTGGGCAGATTACAAAGGCACACGATTCCTTACAACTGATGTAAGCGACTCGATGACACCTTGGAATGCTTACGGAATGATGGCACTTGCTGAACAATATTCATATGACGCGAACGAACAATTTGATGATGAGGAAGAGGAGGACTACTAATGGCTGGTAATGAAAATAGTGGTGGTATCCGACCAACTGCATCTCAGAATAACTTTGGTATTTCCGCAACTGGCGGAGCAGGTTCTGCAACTGGTGTTCCAAATATTGACTACACAGGCTTTGCTTATGGTCAAAATGGTGAAATAAATGCACAACAATCTGCTGCTCCAATGGGTTCACAAACTCAAGCAATGCCAGCATTGCCAGAGATAACACCTATTACAGCACCATCAACAACACCTGAGCGTCCGATTACATACGGTATGCCATTTGGTGATGGCGCAGGTTCAGAAATTCTTCCGCTTCCTGCTATGGTCACACGTCAAGATGACCCATCCGCACAGATTATTCGCGCTATGTACCAACAGAATCCACGCAATGAAGATTTGCGTTTTTTAGTTGAAACGATGGATGCACAGCAACAGCAAATGGGACAATAGTGGCTGACCAAAATAAAATTTCTGGTGTACTCACTCAAGCACAAGTTGATGCAGAGGCTACATATGCTGCTGCATCTAGCATAAATCCTTATCAGGCTGCTCTTATAAAGAAAAATGCTCAAGGAAACATTATGTCTCCTGGCGTTCTTGAATCTTTGAGTGCACTTGGTGTAGATGCTAAGACTGGTGTTGGGGCAAGCATTGCTAACATTGATGCACAGACTCGTGAGACTCGCCTTGCTGACCAAAAAGCAATTGCTCAAGAACGTGAAAGACAAAACTTTGATAACTCTGGCAAAGGAATATTTTGGCGTGGAGTCAAAGGTTTAGTCAAAGGTGCAACAGTTGGATTAGGAAATACTTTTTCATTACTAAATGCAACTGCTCGCACTGGTGGTGCAGAGTTAGTTCGTTCTGCACAATCATTTGCATCTGCATCTGCTGGTTTGCCAACTATCCAACAGGCTCCAGTTCCTTCAGCATTTGAACAAACAATTGCTGGACAAATTGCACTCAAGTCTATTGAAGATGTAAAAAAAGGAAAGTTCCCTGACATCCAATTAGGTGATGGATTCTTCCCATCTGAAGAAACAGGTCTTGGACACGTTGCACGTCAAGCAAGTCTTAGCGCAGCAAAGATAGCAGTCAGGAATTCTAAAGGCGAAGTAATTGGTTATCGTCCACGTACAATCCTTGGTGATACTTATTCAAACTTATTTACTCTTGGCAACCCTGAATCAGATGCTGGAAATGTTATCGCATTAGCAGCAGATATTACTGGTAGTTTTTTACTCGACCCAGGTATCGCTCGTGCGGTAGATGTAAGGGCGCTAAAGAAACTTGCTGAGCAAGACCGCGCTGCGGGTGCATTAGGCAAAGCAGCAGCCAATGAAGAGCGTATCAAGAAACTTGAAGAAGTACAGAACAGAGCAATTCAAGATGCTGCTGCAGTTCGCAAGCAAGCAGATGCTCTCAAGAAAATCAAGATTACTCAAGCACAAGATGAACTTGCAACTGCACGCTCTATTCGTGAGGGCAAGAACGTTGATGCAATCAAAACATCTATTGGCGTTCGCACCGCACAGGCTCGTTTAGATGAGATTGCACAATACGAAACACAATTTACACAAGAATTAGTAAATGCAACAGAGTCACGCAAAGCAATTGAAGCAGCACTCAAGGCTCCTAAAGTAGTAGCCCGAGCAGAAGCCGCTCTTGGTAAGCAACTCAAACAACTTGAACAAATGAAGGCTGATATTGCACGCATTACTGCTGAAGGCAGAGTGCCAATGTCTACTGCAGATGATGTAGCAGCATTGGAAAGTACAATCAAGGCTACTCAAGATAAACTTGGTGGGGCAAAGCAACTCATTGGTGAGACTCCAATTACTGAAGATGCACTTGTTACCGCAAAGCAACTCGAAGATGCTGCTAAAACAAGACTCAAAGAAGCAAAAGATTTCAAAAAAGGTTCACTAGCACAAGTTGCAGAACGCGAGCGCACAGCAAAACTTGCTGGACGTGCACGCGAGATTGCAGCAAAGGATGCACTTCGAGCAATCAAGTCTGAAAAAACACTTTCAGAAAAACTATCAGATGCTACCTTGAGTCTCAAGGATAAGCGCACTGCGTGGGGACTCTCTGTTAGAGAACTTGCCAACTTAGACCAGACTCTTGCGCGTCCTGAGTTTGCATATCAGGCTATTGCTGATTTCCTAACTGGTGGTCACGGCACTGTCGCAGTTGACAGACTTGTTGAGATGACTGACTGGAAAGAAATTTGGCGTAAAAGCGGTGGTCGTATGGACCACAAGATGGCTCAGGGTTTAGCAGATGCTAAGACACCTGATGATGTTGTAGATATTCTAAGTCCATATCTTCTTCGTGGAGATATACAGGGCGGTATTCTAAAGCCTGGGTTGCTATCTCGTATGGGTGAATCAATCACTGAGCGTACTGCATTCGCTATGCCACTAGCAAAGAACTTGCAAGGTGTTGGAGCACGTGTTCAATCACGTATGGCAGAACATCAAAAGGTTGTTGCCCTCTTTGATGGTTTCTATAGTGGTCTTCGTGCACAAAAAGATTTGATTGCTAAGCCACTCAAGCGTGGCTACACCACAAAAATCAAAGGTGGAGCAATTGTCAATACACACGATAGAGAAGAACTTCTTCGTGCGACTGAAGATTTTGGCGTAGCCGCTAAACTTCCAAAAGAAGTACTTGATAAAATTGTAGATGAGATTGCTAATGCTGCAACTAACTCTGTTGCTGGTTATGCAGCATCTGTAAAGTTGATGAAAGCAGTATTTGCTCATCACGCAGAGCGAGTTCCTCCACATATGCGCGATGCCTTTGACAAGTATACAACTGCATTTGAAAGCAGTGTAGAAGAAATGTCATCTTACTGGGCATCTCGTCACGCAGCAGGAGCAGAACTAAAGTACATCACTCTTACAGGTGATGCAGTAATTCTTCCTGGACCACATATGTCTTCTGAGTTATTGAACTCAACCGTATATTTCCCTCCAGTAAGTGAGTTGCTCAAACTTACTTCTAAGTTATCAAAGTACAAAACTTTGTCAGAGGGCACACGACTTGCTGATGCAGCAATAAATGGTTTTTGGAAGAAACTGGTACTTGTTCGTCCAGCATATATTATTCGTAATATTGCAGAAGAACAAATCCGCGTAGCAGCATTGGGTCACATATCATTTTTCAATAACCCAGGTATGGCATTGGCTATGTGGCTTGGTCGTCAAGATGGACCAGTAGTTCGCCGTATACTCAATCAGTTTGATACTTATCGCAACACAGTATTTGATGAATCATTCTCAACTGGTGATACAGCATTAGACATACTTGATGAAACACTCGGTCACGGAATGAAGAATTCCTATGTTGACATAATGGGTGTAGACAAAGCAGGTTCATTTGATGAGCGTGCTTACAAAGTATTACAATTCAAGAACGTTGGCGCAGTTCCATTTGGACATAAAAGATTTTTTGATGGAGTTGCCAACGCACTTCGTATGCTCAACTCAGATGAAATGGCTCGCGTAGTAGCAGGATATAATCCTGCCTTTGTTACAGAAGCAATTGCTAAAGGTCAGTTCCGCCAAGATGCGGTAGTTGATTATTTTCTTACTGGTCCAGGTCGCAAGACCCTCAATGACTTTGCAGAATCTACACCAAATGATTTTGCTGCATTCTTGAAGACACCAGATGGACTCAAGAAGTATTTGTTTACAGCAAAAGATGCTAAATCTGGCAAAGATATATCAATGCTTGCTCGTGTGACCGAGGCTGCAGGTGGCAATAAGTCACTTATGGAACTTATCGCTAAAGGCAAGACAACAATTGCTGGCAAAGATTTGACTATTCCTAGACCTACCGATTCAGCAATCAATTCGATTAGCAATTCTAAGCAAATGCGTGCAGGTAAGAAAGAACTACTTGAATCACAAAGTGTATTTGCCAAGGAATTGAAATCCTTGTCTGACAAGGCTGGCAATTGGGATGGCGTTCTAATGAATGTGCCATCTCGCAACCTTGCATATCTTGAAAGTAAGTCAGATAAGCGCACATTCGTAGAGTGGTTCTTTGACCGTTCAACAGAATTAGAAAAAAATTCTACTTTTGGTCCAGAGTTCCGTCAGGCTTACTGGGATGCTATCAATAAAATAGCAAAGGCTCTAGATGCTGATGCTAAGGCTAGACTTCTTACTGCTGCTGAAGGTTCTTTGACTACATTGCAAAAAGCAGGAAAGCAAGTTGGGGATAAACACCCAGTATGGAATGCTTTCCGTGCAGCAGATGGCAAAGGTCCACTTACTCTTGAAGATGCTCACGCATATGCTGACAATTATGCACGCAAGCAGGTCAAGGGTTTGTTCTACAACGCTCAAGAGAAGCGACTTATCTTTCATCAACTACGTTTGATTGCACCATTTGCATCAGCGTGGGAAGACACCATCCGCAGATGGTCTGAACTTGCAGTAGAGAATCCATTAGAAGTATATAAGGGTGTCAAAGCACTTGACTGGTTGCAGAATCCAGAGTCATCTGCAATCTATGGGCTAACAGACGCACAAGATTACTACGACCCTAACCAAGGATTCTTCTTTACTGACCCTAACTCAGGGCAACGTCAGTTCTTTGTACCGTTTTCTGGAACAGTAATGGCTAAACTAGCAAAGGTTGCAACTGGAGCGAACTATTCAGGTGCTCCTATGACATTTACTTCTAATCCAGCATCATTCAACTTTGCTCTTGGAGCAGGAACTATTTTGCCAGGTATCGGTCCAGGAGTGACAATACCTCTTAGCGCACTAGGTACATTCAATAATAACTTTATTGACAATATGCCATTGGGTATTCAGAAGTGGATATTCCCATTTGGTCGTTCAGACTTTAGTGGTGGCATAGCATCTGCTGTACTTCCTGGTAACTGGAACAAGATTATTGGTGGCGTTACTGGAATAGAAGGCACATATGCTTCTAACTTCAAGCCAGTAATGAACTATCTTGCATCTGGTGGCAACTATAATCTTGACGACTCAGATGACCAAGCAAGACTTGTGCGCGATACAGATACATTTGCGCGTTGGGAATCCATTATGCGCGGTGTTGTGGGTCTCATATCTCCTATGTCTCTTATTCAGCAAGGACTTGCTAAGGATAAAGACGGAGATACAACTCTACAGATTGCAGTCTACAATGACTTTCAAGAGATTCTAAAGAATAATGATGGCGACTACAATAAGACTTGGTTTGATTTCCTAAACTTATATGGTCCATCACAGGCATTTGCAATCATCAGCGCAAGTTCTGGTAATGGTCCATCAAACTGGGATTCATACGCATTCGTTGTAAAGAATCCAGATGTTGCATCTAAGTATCAAGACATCTGGGGATATGTAATGCCAGGCGGTGGACTATCAACAGAGATGTACAATTGGAATCTTATCCACGATACAAAGAAACGTCTACCCGCTAAAGATATTCTCAAAAAAGTAAACAATCAAAGATACTATGCAACTCGTGATGCACTGATGACCAAGGTTGACTCAGGTGAACTGGATAAAAATCAATACACAACTGCAGTTCAGTATCTAAAAGAATCAATGGGTGGTGGTCCAGTCACAGAGTTTGACCTTAGCAAACGTGGTCGAATTATTGACCAACTAAAACTACTAACCGCTGATGAGCGATTTGTAGATATTCCATCCGTTACCGCGCTGCGTGACTATATGTACTTGCGCCAGACAGCACTAACAAATCTTGGCAAGAAGAATTTTACTGGTGCACAATCTGAACAATCTGAAAGAGATTGGCTTGCATCGCAAGCAGAGTGGATTATTCAAAAGAACCCAGACTTTCAAAAGATGTTTTATGGATTTTTCGCAAATGAATTGGAAGGAAAATAATGGGTGGGAATACATTAGGAGATGGCAAGGGTGGTGTGAAGACCAATACAACTGCAACAATCTCTCCAGAAGCACTTATCGCCGCGGCTCAGCGTGCTGGTGGACCTAGTACTGCCAAGACTTCTGGCGACATAATTACTGGTGTATCTCTTGGTCAAGACCCTGTTACAGGTAAACCAATTACAGGTGTTGTATTTACTCCAGGGTCCGAGGAATCTTATATAAAGAGGTTACCACCGCAAGACCGTATTGCTTTCCAGAAAAAGATGTTTGCTCTTGGGATATATCCAAAGGGATTCAAACCAACCTTTGATGGTATGGTAACAAAAGAAGACTTTGATGCTGTTGCTAAACTTATATCAGTTGGTGAACAACGTGGTAAAGGCGACCTCAATGAGATTATCAACATTGCTAAAAAGGAACCTAAGGTACTCAACTACCTCAGGACTGGTGGCTATGCCCCTACTGGAACGGTTGTAGTAACTGATACAAAAGAGGCTGCATCTAATCTCAATGATTACTTCCTGAACTTATTCAATGACAAGCCAAGTAAAGAAGAAATAAAGGCATACCAGACCGCTCTCAATACAAGAGAACGTAGTGCCAAGGGTGGAGTTAGTCAACAGGAGCGTCAGGATATTATTCTTTCAGTTGCTAACTCACGTATTACTAAGGCTTCACAGGGTGCATTAGCAGGAGATATAGCAGCAAAAGATGTGTTAGATAGTGGAAGCATTGGCAGAAGAGTCCGAGAGATTCGCCAAGCCTACGATAACAATGGTATTACAGTTAGTGATAGAACTGTATATAACCTAGCAGGTAAGTCTATCCGTAGCCAAGAGGCTTATGACAATATCCTTGAAGATATAAATCAGAATGCAACATTGCAATGGGGTCAACTAGCCACTGGGCTAAAGCCTGGTCAAGATATGCGTAGCAAACTACAGCCGTATATTACATTGCGTTCACAGATTCGTGGTATCCCAGAGGACCAAATCAAGGTATCCGATATGGAAGATGTTATGAATGCAGATGGAACTTTCAAACGTCCTGCTGAATACAAGACAAATCAGTATAAAAGCAACGACTATCTACAGAGTCAAGCATATAAAGATACTGTCCTCAACGATACACAAGTTGTATTACGCAACTTTGGGATTGGTTCATAATGGCTGCAGCAGATTATATTGACCCAGCACAAATTAGAGGGCGAGAAAAAACTGCCGCTATTGCCGCTGCTGCAAAGATTGCAGCACCTATTGTAGAACCTTGGTATGGCGCTGGAATGCTTGGTACTGCACCAGTTGCAATGCCAGCATATGACCCATATGCAATCATATCTCCATTAGATGTAGCCAATGCTGCTAAGCCTGGAGTCGTACCTGCACCATCGGTTTCAGACAAGAAGATTGTAGACCCACCTGCTGAAACAACTGTGAATCCAGCATTTGCTATCATAGAAAATACACTAAAGAACTACGGTATGGAAGGCGTTGCTGCTGCTGTAGCAAAGGTACGCGCTGATTATCCTGAAATAAATAGTGTTGATTTGCTTACTTTGCTCAAAGTAGACCCACGTTATAATGAACCTTATCTAAAGCGTTTTGCTGGTAATGCAAACCTTATGAAGAAGGGTCTTCCAACACTTGATGATGCTACTTATCTCAAGGTTGAGAAAGAATACGAAAAGATTTTCAAGGCATATGACACACCATTGCTGGCTAATCGTGAAAACTATGCAACTCTTATTGGTAACTCAATGGATGCAGAGGATGTAACAAGTAGAATTATTCTTGGATATGACCGCCTCAAAGCAGACCCAAATTCAGAAACAGCATTTAGAACTTTCTTCCCAACCCTTTCAAAGGGTGACATTGTATCTGCAATGCTCAATCCAGAAGTTATGCTTCCAGCATTAGAGCGTAAGGTAAAGGTAGCAGAGATTGCTGGTTCAGCACTTACTGCTGGACTAGAAGCAAACCAAGTATCAGCACAATCATTGGCAGACTTTGGTGTTACTAAGCCACAAGCCCAAATTGGTTATCAGAGGATTGCATACGAAAAGCCACGTGGTGAATTCCTATCAGCAATATCACCTGAAGAAGGAATCAAATACACACAAGGTTTAGCGGAGGACATCCAGTTCAAGAAAGATGCCAAAGCAATCAAGCAACAAGAGATGCTTATTGAAAAAGAGAAGGCTCGTTTATCTGGAAAATCAGGTATGGCACGAGGCGCACTCTCTAGCCCAAAGGCTTTCTAAACAAACAGAATCCCACTCTAATCGACCAGCATAGAGTGGCGTACAAGACTGGTAGTAAGAGCCAGCCCAATCCCCCGATTGGAATCTGAGGCTTGCGAACTAACTAATAGAGAAGGGTGGTTGCTATGAGCAACAACTACTGGGATGAAGACGAAGACGACCTAGATACACAGGACGATGTACAGATGGATGGAAGTGACCTCCTAAAGAAGTTACGGAAAGCCAAACGTTCAGATGAAAAGCGTATCAAAGAACTCACTGAGCAACTTGAGGGATTATCCAAGTCGCAGCGTGAGCGTACAGTCAAAGATGTCCTAGAAAAGCAAGGTGTAAATCCAAAGGCACAACGATTGATTCTAAAAGACTTAGAGGAAATTACAGAAGAGTCAGTGAATAACTGGCTTGATGATAATGGAGACTTGTTCGGAATCACCCGTGCACAGGAGGCACCTAAAGCGAGTGAAGTTGACCGCGCTGCATTACGCCAGCAGGACAGTGTAACTCAAGGTGCAACAACACCTGACCGAGCAGAGAACCTAGAACAACGATTAGCAAATGCAGAATCTGCAGATGAAATCTTGTCTCTACTCCGCTCACAATAATCATAGTTTCTAACTACTAAAAAGGAAATAACCTAAATGGCTAACGCATTCGTATCCACAGCCTCCGATAACCTCGGAGGAACCGCTGGGTCCGCTGGTCTAGTACAGAAGGCTTATGACCGTCTCTTGGAGTTCGCACTCCGCTCAGAGCCACTCATTCGCTCAGTTGCTGACAAGCGCCCAACAAACCAATCAATCCCAGGTTCAACAGTTGTTCTACAACGCTACGTTGACCTTGCTGCAGCAACAACTGCACTCACAGAAACAACTGACCCAGATGCAGTAGCAATGTCTACACCAACAACAGTTACTATTACTCTCAATGAGTACGGTAACTCTGTTCTTGTAACACGTGCTTTGGAACTCTTCAGTCTTTCTGATGTAGACCCAGCAATTGCTAACATCATCGCATTCAACCTTGCCGATTCAATCGACTCAGTTGCAATGACAACACTTCGTGGTGGAACTAACGTAATTTACTCAGGTTCAACTGCAACATCAACAGCAACAGTTACTGCTGCTGCAACACTTTCTTCAGCAAACATCCGCAAGGCTGTTGCTAAGTTGCGTGCTGGTAAGACAACAGCCCGTAAAGGTTCACTCTACTGGGCTGGTATCCACCCAGAAGTTTCACACGACCTCCGCGCTGAGACAGGTTCAGCAGGATGGCTTCTTCCTAACCAATACGGTTCTGCACAGGACCGCATCTGGGCTGGAGAAATTGGAACATACGAAGGTGCATACTTCGTTGAGTCACCACGCCTTTACTCTGCAACAGACGGTGCTTCATCTGCAAAGGTGTACCGCACAATCCTCGCAGGACAGCAAGCAATGGCAGAAGCCGTTGCCGAAGAACCACACGTAGTCATCGGACCAGTCGTGGACAAGTTGATGCGTCACCGCCCAATGGGTTGGTACGGCGTACTTGGCTTTGCTCGCTACCGCGAAGAAGCACTATACCGAATCGAATCAGGTTCATCAATCGCATAGTTGATTGACGGCTAAGCAGTAGGAACGGCGAACACGACCTACTGCTTGGCAGTAAATTCACTATAAGGAGACAAATGGCAGACTATACATTCACAACACCTTATGTACTTGAAGGTCCATCAGGTGGTCATCGTTTGTTTTACTTTGCCAACTTACGTAAAGGTATTACTATCGTAAAGTCTGGTGCCACTTACTCACAGATTCGTTACCCAGTTGATTCAGACTTAGAAGATTACGATGAGGTCTATCGCGGTGGGTATCAGCACACAGTAAACGATGCAATAAAAGCAGCACTCATTGCTGGTGGAGTAGGGATAACAGAGGCAAACTTCGTAGCACAATAAGGGACAAATGAATCTACACAGAATGCAGAAGCATCCTGAATATGTTGAAGGATGTTTTGGTTGTAAGGTCGGAACACTTGAACTCAACTCAGGTGATGCGACTAGAGATATACCAGATAAAAAATGGAACTCTGAATTGCAGGCATATCGAGATGCGAGAGCACAAGGTATCCAGCCTTCAGGAACAAGAATGAATGATATAGAAGCAGCACATAAAGCGTCAGAGACATTGGGTAGAGCATACGATGCTGACTCAATGCCTAAGGCAAAAGATATAAACCACAAATCCGCTGAAGTAATGAAAGAACTGGGAGTATAAAATGCCAAAAGTAGGAATGAAAGAATTCGCATACACAGCAAAGGGTATGAAGGCAGCCAAGATGGAAGCCAAGAAAACTGGCAAGCCAATGAAGAAGGCTGGCAAGAAGGCTATGCCTAAGAAAATGGGCAAGAAGAAGTAAATGGCAATGCAACCAACTGGTGATGCTGCTGCAAAGATGTATCGTCAACAAGTATCAAAGGCTGGCGTAGCAAAGGCACAGAAAGAAGCAACTGCTGCACTCAATGCCAAGTACCCAGGAATGTTTATTCCAGAGACAAGAACAACTCCTGGTTTGAACAAGACTAAAGCAACAGCAAAGAAGAAATAATAAAGGTGGGGACAATGCAAGAAACAATTTCAGTTGCTTGGTGTGACAATGGAATGGTTGATGGGAAGTTTACTCAAGGAATGGTGGATGTACTACTCCACTCAGGACTAAAGTTTGAAACTTCACTACGCAGCCAAGGTAATCAAATCGGTAGACAAAGGGAAACTATTGTCAAGTACTGGTATGAGAATAATAAATCTGACTGGCTTCTATGGCTTGATTCAGATGTTGTTGTTAGTCCAGAAAAGTTCAAACTTCTATGGGATAACAGAGATTCAGTAGAACGTCCACTTCTTACAGGAGTTTACTTTACTACTGATACACCTGAAGAACCACTGATGATTCCAATGCCAACAGTCTTTGAGTTCGTAGAACAAGATGAACAAGTTGGAATCAAAAGAATGCACCCAATGCCTAAGAATAAGTTCCTACGGGTAGGAGCAGCAGGTATGGGGTTTGTGCTTATGCACAGAAATGTTATTACAAAGATACTTGAAGAAGTTCCTAACGCACCAATCTTTACTGAGATAGGTGTAAACAAATCTTTTATGGGCGAAGACATTTATTTCTTTGCCCTATGTGATAAGGCAGGAATTCCAGTCTGGTGTCACACAGGAGCAACGGTTCCACATATGAAACGTTTCTCTTTTGATGAAAGTTATTACGATGCCTTCAATGGCAGTAAGAGGAAATAATGTCAGAAGCCTGGACACGCAAAGAAGGTAAGAACCCTGCTGGTGGACTCAATGCCAAAGGCAGAGCATCTTATAAAGGTGGCACACTCAAGCCACCCGTAAAGTCTGGAGACAATCCACGCAGAGCATCTTTCCTAGCGCGTATGGGAAATATGCCAGGACCAGAACGCAAACCTAATGGTGAGCCAACTCGTTTGCTTTTATCTCTACAGGCTTGGGGTGCCAGTTCTAAGGCTGATGCTAAGAAAAAGGCAGCAGCAATATCTAATAGAAACAAGGGTAAAAAATAATGGCAGTAGGTACCCCTGGTAGTCCGCTATGTGCGGAACTCAACCGCTTGGCAAATGGTGGAACGTATCCTAACCGTAACGTTTTCAAAGACGAGCAAGGCGCAGCCAATGCTTGGGCGGGACTAACTGGCGCAGCAGTGCGTGGTGTAGTCGGTGCCTTGAATTACAAAGTAAGCACATCAAGGACACCTGCTGCTTTCAAAGACATTGATGGCGTATGTAATGAACTTGCTGGAACTACTGGACTTGCAGCACCTGAGGCACTAAGGAGAATATCTTCGTGACGACTACCCTAAGCAATATGATTGATGAAGTACTTATCAATCTTGCAGGATACACATTCCAACAGGACCGTGCTACCTATCTAAAGACTGCTATTGCAACTACAACATCTTCTGCAGCATCCCCATTAGTTGTATCTCTTGGTTCAACTGACAGTGTGGGCAAGGGAGTCATCGAGATTGATGAAGAACTTCTATGGGTAGACTCATATGACCGCGTTTCCAATACAGCAACAATTGCTCCCTATGGTCGCGGATACTTAGGAACAACTGCAGCAACTCACAGCGCAGATGTCAAGGTTTCCATCTCACCAACCTTCCCACGCTTTAGCGTCAAGCGAGCAATCAACGATACAATCCGCTCCCTTGGAGCAAACATCTTTGCAGTCAAATCAACATCATTTACTTTCAACGCAGCAGTATCTACTTATGCTTTCGCTAACTTGAACATCAAGAATATCTTGACAGTTTCGTGGCAAAGCATTGGACCTTCTAAGGAATGGATTCCACTACGCAAATGGGATTTCGATTCTATTGCAAATCCTGAGGCATTTGGATATGTAACTGGAACAGATACTGTTCAAACAATTACTCTTGGTCAAGCGCCTATCTCAGGGCGCACAGTCAAAGTTACATATGCGACAGACCCAGAAGCATTTACAACTAATGCCCAAGACTACTCAACTCAGACAGGATTACCAGAATCTACACGTGATGTAACAATCCTTGGAACAGCCTATCGCCTGCTCTCATTCCTAGACCCAGCACGTGCTGCACAGGTTAGCCCACAGGCTGATGAGACAGATAGCAAGCGCCCATACGGTGCATCACAGAGTGCCACTAAACAACTTTATGCTCTATACACACAACGCCTCAATGAAGAAACAAAAGCACAACAGCAAAACTACCCACCCCGTGTTCACTTTAGTCGTCGATAAGGAACTTCAATGACAGTTAGAAAATACTCCTCACGTGCTCAACAGACAACGCTGAGTGCTCCCATTACTTCGACTGCTGGCACAATGTCTGTTGTCAATGGCGCTTCTCTTATGGGTGGCAAGACGCTTACTGGCACACAAACTTACACAGTTGTCATTGACCCAGATACATCACTTGAAGAAATTGTAGATGTTACCGTATACAGTACTGGTAACACACTAAATATTACTCGTGGTGTAGATGGTCCAACTCCTGGTACAGGCTCTGCTCACTCTGCTGGCGCAGTAGTTCGACATATGGCAATCGGTAGAGACTATCAAGATGCCAATGACCACCAAGAGGCTTCAACTGGTGTACACGGAATTACTGGCGCTGTTCTAGGAACAACAGATACTCAGACTATTACCAACAAGACTATTGCCGCTGGCTCTAATACTATTTCAGGTATTACCTCAGCAATGATTACTGACGGTACTCTGGTCAATGCAGATATAAACGCATCTGCTGCTATTGCTTACAGCAAGTTGGCTTTGACTGGCGCTATTGTTTCTGCAGATATTGCTAATGATACAATTGTAAATGCAGATATAAATACTGCTGCAGGAATTGCTTTATCTAAACTAGCAACTGACCCATTAGCCCGTGCTAACCACACAGGCACACAGACTGCATCAACTGTCTCAGACTTTGACACCCAAGTACGTACATCTCGTTTAGACCAAATGGCTGCACCATCTGCTGCTGTGTCAGTAAACAGTCAGAAGATTACAAATCTTGATTCACCAACTTCTGCAGCCGATGCCGCAAATAAAGGTTATGTAGATACACAGATTACCGCCCTTGTTGGTGGTGCTCCTGGAACACTTGATACATTGGGTGAAATTGCAACTGCTATCAATAGCAGCGGTTCATTTGCTACATCTGTAGTACTACGCGATGGCACACAGGCTATGACTGGTGCTTTGGCTATGGGAACTAACAAGATTACAGGTCTTGGAACACCTACTGTATCTACAGATGCAACCACTAAAGGTTACGTAGATGGCATTACAACTGCTCCTAGCAACTTGACTGGTGTTATTACATCTGTTGGTCCAGCAACCTCTATAGCCTCTCAAACAGGTACTGGTACTAAGTTTGTAGTAGATGATAGCCCAACACTTATTACCCCTGTGCTTGGTGTGGCTACAGCCACATCTATCAATGGCACAACTATTCCGTCAACTAAGACTTTAGTAGTAACTACAGATAAAATATCTACTCTTGCTGCTACAACCTCTGCTGAACTTGCTGGTGTTATCTCAGATGAGACTGGCTCAGGTGCTCTTGTCTTTGGAACTAGCCCTACTATTGCAACCCCAGTAATATCTAGCCCTAAAATCTCTAGCACTTATAGTGCTAAGACTGCTGCATATACATTTGCATCTGGCGATGAAGGTAACATCTTCTCAATGAACAATGCTGCTACTCAGCAGTTCAACATTCCAACCGATGCTACATTCAACTTTGCAGTTGGTACTGAAATCAACGTGTTTTGGATTACAGGTGCAGGACAACCTACTATTGGTGCAGTAACTCCTGGCACAACAACTGTTATCTCAACTGGTGCTACCAGTGCCACACCTAAACTTCGTGTAGCCAACTCTGGTGCAACTTGCAAGAAACTTGCTGCAAATAGTTGGATAGTGTTTGGAGACTTAGCCTAATGCCAATGCTAGGAATTATGGCTTCAGCAATCTCTGGCAATCTGTGGGCACCTGCTGGTGCCTATGACTCTATTTCCAGCGTAACTCTATCTGCTGCTGCGTCTAGCATTACTTTCAGTGGTATTCCTGCTACTTATACACACCTACAAGTACGCATAATGACAGGTTCAAGTGGTGCTGCTACTGACTCAATTCTTATACAACTCAACTCAGATACAACTGCAACTAATTACTATTGGCACAGGCTTTATGGCGATGGTTCTACTGCATTTAGTGGTTCTTCTAATGCTAATACAGTTATTGACGTGTCAGGAACAGGCACTAACTTTTCAGGCAGCGTTGTAGATATTTTAGATTACACAAATACTAATAAATATAAGACCATACGAACATTATCGGGTTACGATGCAAACGGCTCAGGTCGTGTGGGTTTGAATTCTACTTTATGGAAGAATACAGCAGCCATTACTAATATCGTATTTGTAATTTCAGGCGGCGCTAATTTTCCAACCAACTCATCCTTCGCCCTATACGGAGTAAAATAATATGGCAACTAATACTTATGTAGCGCTAGCAACTAATACACTGACAAGCACTGCTACTAATCTTACTTTTAGTTCTATTGCTGGAACTTATACTGATTTAGTTTTAGTTGCTAACTTCAAATCATCTGCTACAAGTGGTATATCTGTTCAATTCAATGGCGATACTGCGAGTAACTATTCTTGGACATTGTTATATGGCACTGGTTCTGTTGCTGGCTCTGCTAGATATTCAAATCAAACTAGTATAACTATTGGATATACAACAGCATCAAATTTCAATACAACAATTTGCCAATTCCAAAACTATAGCAATGCAACTACATATAAAACTTTGCTTTCTAAAGGGTCTAGCGCAGACTATGAAGTAGATAATATGGCTGGACTATGGCGCAGCACTGCTGCAATAACAAGCATAAAAATCAACTCCTCAGGAACGCTACAAATTGGCAGTTCCTTCTCACTCTACGGAGTCCTTGCAGAAGGTGGCGCTAAAGCAACTGGCGGTTATGTAACTTCTGACTCAAGTTATTATTACCATACCTTCTTAGCCTCTGGAACATTTACTCCACTATCAACGCTGTCTTGCGATGTGTTAGTTGTCGCAGGTGGTGGTGGTGGTGGTTCTGAATACTATGTTGGAGATGGTCCTGGCGGTGGTGGTGGCGGTGCGGGTGGATTTAGATTACTTACATCTCAATCAATGACTGCTACTGCAAAAACTGTAACAGTTGGCGGTGGCGGTGCGGGTTCACCTATTGCGTTTAGCCCAAGTTCTCGAGGAGGTTCAGGGGTAACTTCTTCCATTTCTGGTTCAGGGCTTACAACTATTTCAGCCACAGGTGGCGGTGGCGGTGGTAGTTATAACACTGCAACTAACGGTGCTGCTGGTGGTAGTGGTGGTGGTGGAACGTATGGCGCAGACATTACGGGTGGCGCAGGTAATTCAGGTTCATATTCACCAGTTGAAGGATACGCAGGTGGTTCTGGAAACCTTCTTAGTTCTGGTGCAGGCGGTGGCGGTGGTGGTGCGGGAGCCATAGGAGCAACTGCTACAACTGATGTTGGTGGTGCTGGTGGTGTAGGTGCAGGTGGAACAGGATATACAAATTACGCAATAATAAATACTATGGGTGCTGCTACAGGCACAGGACAATTAGTTTCGTCTAACTATTATTATGCAGGTGGCGGTGGTGGTAGCGGAAAAACAACTGCTGGCGCTGGTGGCTATGGTGGTGGAGCGACCAATCTAAGAACTAGCGTTGCGGTAAATGCAACAGCAAATACTGGTGGTGGTGGAGCAGGTTCTTATTATTTATCTGCTGGTGTTGTAGGTGGCGCAGGCGGTTCAGGTATTGTCATTGTTAGATATGCAAAGGTATAAGGAGATATAAATGCCAGCAAATTACGTACTCCTAGAACGCGTCGAAGTAGGCGCTGCTGGTGCATCCAGCATTACCTTCAACTCAATTCCTCAGACTGGCTATACCGATTTGAAGGTTGTATCTAGTCTTCGCGGTGATGCAAATACAGTTGATATGACTTATACATTCAATGGTCTAACAACTAATCAATCTGGAAGATTACTTAGAGGAAATGGCACTGCAGCAGCCTCAGGAACAGACACGCTTATTTATGGTCTACAAAATGCAAGCACTTATACAGCGAGTACCTTTACTAATTCAGAACTTTATATTCCTAATTATACTTCTGCTAACTATAAATCTATGTCACAAGATGGCGCTACTGAAAACAATGCCACTATTTCATACACTTATTTAGTAGCGCAACTTTGGTCTGCTACTGCTGCAATTACATCTATTGGTTTAGTTGCTGGTAGTAGCGGTAAATTTGTTCAGTATTCCTCAGCATCCCTATACGGTCTTGCAGCCGTAGGCACTACACCAACTAAGGCACCAAAGGCTTCTGGCGGTTCAATCATCCAGACCGACGGTACTTATTGGTACCACGCCTTCCTTGCCTCTGGCACATTTACACCAGCCGTAGGGTTGAGTTGTGATGTGTTGGTAGTAGCAGGTGGTGGTGGAGCAGGTGTTGGTTATGGAGCAGGTGGTGGTGCTGGAGGATTACTTGCTTTTACATCACAATCTGTATCAGTTGCAACAAATGTAACTATTGGCGCTGGTGGTCCATCTCCTCTTAGCGGTAATCTACCTGGAACAAATGGTAACAACTCTATATTTGGTTCACTTACAACTTCTGTTGGTGGTGGCGGAGGTGGCGCTACAACTTCTGCTGGAAAGACTGGAGGTTCAGGAGGCGGTGGAGCAGGACCTAGCGCAGGAGTATTTCCTGGTGGTAGTGCAACTTCTGGACAAGGTAATAATGGTGGTACTGGTGGTGCTTCTGCATCTGCTGGTGGTGGTGGTGCGGGTGGTACTGGAGGAAATGCCGCAGGTTCAGTAGGCGGTGCTGGAGGAGTAGGCACAGGTGCTTATTCTTCTTGGGGTTCTATAACTGGTACAGGAATTTTAGTTTCTGGAACTTATTACTTTGCTGGTGGTGGAGCAGGTGTTGCTGGTGGTACTGCAACAAATGGAGCAACTGCACCTGGAACTGCTGCAAAAGCAAATTCAGGTTCAGGTGGAGGCGGCGATACTATTGGAGCCAATGGTGGTTCGGGAATTATTATTGTTAGATATTTAGCGTAAAGGAAAAGGAAAACAAATGTCACATTGGGCAGAAATAGATTCAAACAACATCGTCTTGCGTGTACTCGTGGGCGATAACAACGAGGCAGATGAAGGCGAAGCCTTTATGAAATCACTTGGTGGCACTTGGGTCAAGACAAGTTACAACGGAAATATCCGCAAGAACTATGCAGGTATTGGCTATTCATACGATACAGGTAGAAATGCTTTTATCCCACCTAAGCCATTTGAGTCTTGGGTACTCAGCGAAGAGACTTGTCAATGGGATGCACCAAAGCCTCGCCCTGATTCAATTGATGGCGAGATGTGGTTATGGAATGAAACAAACCTAGATTGGGAGATAGCAAATGGATAAGCCAAAGCGTATTGAAGTCAACTGCACAACTGGTGTTGTATCAGAGATTGAACTCACCGATGAAGAGATTGCACAACGTGAGCAAGATGCTGTGATTGCAGAGATGGAACGCGCAGAGCGCGAGTCTGCAGCACAAGCAGTAGCAGATGCAAAACTATCTGCTCAGGCTAAGTTGGCTGCACTTGGTTTGACTGGCGATGAAATCGCTGCACTAACGAAGTAGTTGGATACATTTGTAAGCAGTCTTATACCCCTGTTTAGGGATATAGATGATGCAGTAGATGAAGCGGAAGAACAAATATACTAAGGAGATACGGTGGCTGGTAGAGATATAACCGAAGGTGACAGTGGTGTCTATTCCTCCTACGATGGCAGTGGTATCTCAACTGTTGCACGTGGTGTTGCTGATATTGGTATCGTTTCATCTGCTACTACTTGGCAAAACACTGATGTTGCATACGATGTAGCAATCGGTGGCTTGCCATTTATCTATGCAATCAATGATGCACGTCCATACATTCGCCAGACTGCGCCTTACAGGAAAGACCAGTTTGACAATGGTAAAGAGCCAGGCGAGCAATCGCTCACTGGTTGGTGGCTACGTTCTCAATCATCATTCCACTCTGGTTCAGGTATAAAGTTCTATGACCCATCTGCTGGTGAGACTGTTGACTATAGATTTACAGATAGTAAAGGTGTTGATGTCTGGACTAAGGGACAAGTAACCCTGCTCAAAGATACTACTGCTACACACTATACAAGTGGTCCAATACAGACTAACGGCAAACCATTTCAAATTGCCCGCTCTATTGAATATGGCACAACTCAAGGCGTACTGCTTTGGGATGAGTATGATGTAGATAAGATTGCAGAAGATGGAACTAAGATAGATTTCTTAGATTACAATACTGGAACTGATTATGCGGTTCAGGCTATATGTGATGACGGTACCTATGCTTATTGGATTACCAATGTTTTGAATACTGGAACTCCCCGATTGCGCGTATATAAGAAATTACTAACTGGAGTCTCTGGCGCTGGTGATACTCTTATGATTACGGACAATGGTATTACTGTAACTAGTGCTACTATGGAATACGTCAAAGACCGTATTGTTATGGGTATCAACAATAAGATATATGAAATATCATCATCTGCAACTGCTCTTCCAACTCCTATTTATACACATAGTGATACTGATATTGTCTTCTCAAGCATTACTGCTTCTGGTCCAGCCATCTATATAGCAGGCTATAGTGGCACTCAGTCAAGCATATTCAAATTTACTCTCAATACTTCTGGTGTTATGCCTACTCTTACTACTGCTATCACAGCAGCAGAGATGCCAGTTGGGGAAATTGTCTATAAGATTTATTACTACCTAGGTTATATGATGATAGGTACCAGCAAAGGAATCCGCGCAGCGGTTGTCTCAGACCAAGATGGCTCTATCAACTATGGTCCACTTATTGTGCAAACTACTCAGCCTTGCTATGACTTTGCTGCTAGAGACAGATTCATATGGTGTGCTACTGGAGTAGACGGAGCACCAGGAGTTATCCGAATTGATTTAGGTAACGAAATAGAATCATTGCGTTTTGCTTATGCTAACGACTTATATGTAAGCGGAACTACTGGATACAAGACAACAACCTGTGCATTTGCTGGAACAACAGACCGATTGGTATTTGCGACCACCGCACTCAATGCTGGTTCAATAAATAATAAGGCTCTTACTTCTAACGTTGCAACCCTTACCACTGCTGCAGTACACGGCTTAGCCGTTGGCGACGAAGTATGGGTAGAAGGCGTTGACGCTACATTCAATGGTAAATACACTGTTACTGGTGTACCAACTACTACTACATTTACCTATGCTAAAACTAATACTGACGTAGCATCTGCTGCCGTATCCCCAGTTGGTACAGTCAATAAGGTCGGTAGTATCAACATTGAAACAAGTGCAACATTATCATCTACTGGTTACATAACTACAGGTTACATCCGCTATGGAACACTTGAACCTAAGAACTTCAAGCGTCTTCTTGGGCGCGGAGACTTTACTTATGGTTCTATGATTCTCTATAGCATTACAAGCAATGGTGATTCTTATGACCACATATCTTATGATGCGACCATTGGTTCACCAGAAGTAACAACATCACAGCCTGAGTTAGCGCAAGAATATCTTGCATATAAGTTTGAACTATATCGTGATACAACTGATTCAACTAAGGGTCCTACATTCAAGGGCTATCAGGCTAAGGCAACTATTGCTACCCCTCGCCAAAGAGTTGTAAGATTTCCAGTGTATTGCTACGATGTTGAGACAGATAGATTCAATACAGTAATTGGATATGAAGGCAGAGCCTTCGATAGAATTTTATCTTTAGAAGACAAAGAAGAAACAGGAGATGTACTTACCTGGCAAGACCTATCAACTGGCGAATCACGTCAGGCAGTAATAGAGCAAGTCACATTCACCCGTATGACACCACCCGATAAGAGATTTGATGGTTTCGGTGGCATCTTAGAGATAACAATTAGGACAGTATAATGACAGTGGCAAACTGGACATCACTTATTGTTGCAATCATTGCTATTGTAACTGGCTTTGCTGGCGCAGTACGTTGGTTAGTAAAGCATTACCTGTACGAATTGAAGCCAAATGGGGGCGGTTCCGTGAAAGACCAAGTGAACCGATTGGAAGAACGCGTTGACCAAATCTATATCCTTCTCTGTGAGAAAGACAGCAAGTAAGTACGCAGTATTTTTTCTACTATTAGGAACTTCATTCTTTTGGAGTCCTTCAGCAGAGGCTGTATCTACAGGACCAGTTCAAGTCACTTGTACTAATGGTACATTTGGTACTGGCTGGGATAATGCCAATCAATATTTTGCTGATAAAGGAAACATAGCAGAGTACTATTGTTTTATAGTTCATAACACTGGATATATTAGCGACACAGTTCAAGACTCTGCACTACGTTGGTATAACGGAGTAGTTCCTACTCCTGTTGTAACTCCAACTCCCGATACTTCATCATCTCCTTCACCTCAGCCAACTTCACCATCACCTTCGCCTGAGCCAAGTCCTGATTCTCCAACTGTGGTTTCTGAACCTTCACCTTCTCCGACTGTAGAATCACAAACTGCTCCCTCAAATCCTGAAACTCCGACTCCCGTTGTTGAAACTTCAACTGCTCCAACTTCAACTGAGACTCAAACTGTTTCTTCTGAGACAACAACAGCAACCCAAGAAACAACGACAGTATTAGAAACAAGTACTGCACCATCTAATCCCCCAATTCCTGTAGAGCCAGTGGCTCCAGAACCTCAACCTGTTCCTCAAACAATACCAGACCCTGCCCCTGTTGTAGAGCCTCAACCACAACCTCAACCTGAGCCAGTTCCTGACCCAGCCCCAACGCCTGAGCCAGAGCCTGAACCTCAGCCCGAACCTGAGCAGCCACAACCTGTAGAACCTGAACCTGAGCCTCAAGAACCTCCACCTGTAGAAGAGCCTCCCGCAGAGATTCCTGAGCCTGCTCCAGAAGAACCATCTCCTGAACCAGAGGAACCTGCTCCTCTTCCAGAGGAAGTTCCTGCTCCTGAAGTTCCTGAACTTGCCCCTGAACCTGCACCTGAGCCTCCTGAAGTAGAACCAGAAGCACCGCTAGTCGCTGATGAAAATGCTACTGATGAAGAAAAGGCAATCATAGCAGATGTTCTTATTTCTGCAGCAATGGGTGAAGCATTGACGACACAAACAATTCAAGACGCTGGTCTTACCTTTGCTGACCTACCACCAGAGACACCTGTCGAGGTGCGTCAAGATGCCAATGGTAACGAAGTTGTTATCACAGCAGAGGTAGCAGTAGCCCTTGAATTACTTGATAACCCAGCCGAATTACTAGCAGAAGTTTTCTCAGACCCAGGACAGGTACTCCTAGCAATAGGAAGTATCGGTGCTGATATGAGTACAGAAGAAAGAGCAGAGTCTGAAAAGACTGTAGTTGCTGCCGTCATCGTAGGTCAAATCGCAGGACAGGCAGCAGTTGGTGCTGCTGCTGGTGCTGCCGCATACAGGAGGAAAATATGAAGCAATGGTTTTCAGATATGGCTAATCAACTATGGACACTCTTAGGAATGTTCATTGCTTGGGTCGTCCTCGATGGCTCAGCAAAAGTAATAGTTGGCTATGCAATCTGGGTATCCCTAGTTATCTGGGGTGTCACTTACAAACTACGCAATCTAAAGGACGAGTAATGGAAACATTGAAAAATGTAATGATGAGAATCGTTGCTGTTATTGCAGCGGAAGCACTAGGAGTTATCGGTGCTGGTTCTCTAGTAGGTATCGAAGTATGGCAAGCAGCAGTTCTTGCTGGAGCATTAGGTTGCGCCAGAGTCCTTGAAGCACTTGCACGTTTCTTCTTAGCAGATGGCAAGTTAGATGCTGATGAAATCAATGCAGCCTTTGCCAAGGTCGATAAGAAAGCAGTTCAATAATGGGTCAACGTTTAGATTTTATAGCAGTAGCCAAAGGTGAACTTGGAGTTATCGAAGGACCTAAGGACAACGAGACAAAGTACGGTGCCTTTACTAAGGCTAACTTCTTACCTTGGTGTGGCTCATTCGTCAACTGGTGTGCCAATGAAGTGGGTCTAAAGATTCCTAATTGTGTATCAACACTTGCAGGAGCGCAAGCATTTATCAAAAAAAACCAGTGGGAAAAAGCAGAAGAAGCAATGCCTCTACCAGGAGACATCGTGTTCTTTGACTTCCCCAATGATGGAGTAGATAGAATCTCACATATTGGGATTGTTGTCAAAGACAATGCTGATGGCACAGTCACTTGTATCGAGGGTAATACTGCTCCAGATAAGAAGGGTGACCAGCGCAACGGTGGACAAGTCTGCCTCAAGATTCGCGCTTACAAGAAGAAGAATGGTTCCAAGTTGAGGAAGTCTCAGACTGTAACCATCGTTGGCTTTGGTAAGCCAGTCTTCAAGTCATAACAAATGTTTGAAGAAGAGTTCGATGAATTCCGTTCTTACATATGTGAGCACTGCAAGAACAAGGGTGCCCGCTTATATAAAGGATGGATGTTCTACTGTCAACCCTGCATAAACGAAAGAGAAGATGACTAAATGGATATAAACAAAGCAAAGCAAATCGCCCTATCGTATCTCCGTGCTGCAGCAGCAGTAGCAGTCGGACTATATATGGCAGGAGAGCACGACCCTAAGAAGTTGGCTATGGCATTCATAGCAGGTCTAGTCGGACCAGCATTGAAGGCTTTAGACAAGTCAGCACCAGAGTTTGGACGTACCAAATAAGCCTCTAGCAGGCTGTTTGAGACACTTAGACCCTCAGGTCATAGGATTACCTATGGCTTGGGGGTCTTTTTGTCATTTCTCGGCGTGTCTTATCAGGTAAGTTGATGTGTTGTATGTGTATAATTTATATATAAGATAATATATATAATATATATAGGCGCGGAGCGCCTTATATAATATATATATATATAATATATATGATATACTATAACTAAATAGATTTACATAGTCTTCCTGCGTTTGAGTACTCTCCTGTCCTCCGCAGGAGGACTATGTAACAACTTTATGACAGGAGAAGTCAGTGATTCAATTAGATAGTTACGAGTTACCTGAGCATATATCTTACTCAGCGTTTACAACTTACCTAACCTGCGGTTATCAGTACTACCTTGGAAGATTACTCAAGGTACCTGAAGAACCGTCCATCTGGTCAGCAGGAGGCAGAGCCTTTCACTACGCTGCAGAATTGTGGGACTTAGAAAATGAGTAACTCATATTGGGATAAGGCTTGGGCTAAAGAAACTGAAGGACTAGATTTCGCCACTGCTCGTAGAGCAGGGCGTGCCACCAAAGATAATCCTAACAAGGAGGATGAGCATTGGTGGAATGAGCAAGGCTCCAAGTGGATAGATAATTATATCCTTTGGCGCAAGAATAATTCTAACTGGAAAATCTGGACTACACCACAAGGCGTAAAGGCTATTGAATTGGAACTCAATCCAATCATTGCTGGCGTGCCAGTCAAGATGTTCATTGATAGAATCTTTGAGGTCGATGGACAACTTGTTATTGTTGACCTCAAAACATCAGCACGCAAACCAATCTCCGACCTTCAACTAGGCTTCTACAAAGTAGGAGTCGAGATGATGCTAGGGGTTGAAGTCAATCTAGGAAACTACTGGATGTCTCGTGAATCGGGGACAGGGGAAATGATTGACCTTAGAAGATATACCAAGGACACGCTGGAATACTTTGTCGATGGCTTTGATAAAGCACGAAAGGCTGGTATATTTCTACCGAACCTACAATCGTGCAGTTACTGTGGACTCACAGCATACTGCCAATTCACAAAAGGAAAATAACAAATGGCAGAAGACTACAAACTTCAAGTGTCTATTCGCACTTCCTTGAATAAGGATGCGGATATGATAAACATCCGTGCTAATACAGTAGATGAACTCAGCGTACTGCTTGAGGGAATTGCTGATTACTCAACACAGATTGCAGCAACAGCGAAGATGGTAACTGGTGCTTACACCGTAAGCCCTTTGGCGACAACGGTTTCAACTCCCGTCACAGCGCAAACTCCATCCTTCGTAACCGCCCCGCAAGTGGCTCCGTCAAGTACACCAACGTGTATTCACGGTCAGCGCATCTTCAAGTCGGGTCAGGCGAAAGCAACGGGCAAGCCTTACGCGATGTGGGTCTGCCCACAACCGATGGGCGCAGACCAATGCAAGCCAGTCAACTAGAAATACAATAGAGAATTGGTAGAGGGGTAGTTATTCGGGGAAGGTCTCTGCCCCTCTTCCAACTTAGATAGGAGAAATTATGGAAAAGAAAATAGGAAAGTATTGGTTCTACTGTGGTCACAAGAGTGGCTTTGGTATTGGCTTTGATGTTTGTAAATACTATTGGAACATTGACCTTGGCTTCTGGTACATAGGGCAGGAGTTCAATTGATGGAAAAGACAGTTGATATACAACTAAAAGAATTACGTGAACGAATCGCATTAGAGATTGAACTCGCTTGTCAACAAGCACTCGAAGATAAAGAACACGATAACAATATGAAGTGCACCTGTAGTATAGCAGCAGATATTGCA